CCGCTACTCCATGTACCGTCACCCCAGCCAAGAGACATGGACTACCTCTTAGGTGGTAGCCAAGCGCAACAAAGCGGTTGATGTGGTGTTGGAGGGCATCGTCAAGGTGAAGGTTCCAGCCGTGATCGTCTGGGAGCCAAAGGTGTGAACACTGATTGCCTTGAGAGACTGCGTAAAGTTGTAAATCAACACACAGTCAAACGCAGTGGTCAAAGTCACCGTGGTATAGGTGATTGATGCCGAAGGTGTGAAGAAGGCCACACCTGCGGTTGCCGAACTGTTGGTTGAAGTTGGGGCCGTGGCGTTTGTTACCGTTACGCCACCAGCCGTATAACCTGTTCCAGACACTTCACCTGTAGCCGCATATACTGTCGTGGCCGCATTAATAGTTGCTGATGTCAAAAACAGCGCCGCTTTGAGCGTATCTGTAGTTGGCGCAGTCAAGCTGGTGCGTGAGACAAGCGTTGCAGTGCCAAGTTGATGTTCGCCAAGCATAAGCTGGCTCATAAACGAAGTACACATTGATTGGGTATTTGCCATGATAGTTCCTTAAAAAGATGCCACTGCGCTAGTGAGCGTTACAGTTTTCTTCAACTGGACATGGGCAGAACGATGTACAAGCTCGCCCTCCAACCAATACTCAACCCAAGTAGTCAGTTCATTGTCATTGTCCACGGTTCCTTCCCGCTTCTCAAGCAAGGAATCGTCCATATCGCCTTTGGTGGTTGTGACTATCAATTTGAACTCCTGATCAATGCTGTGGTTGATGTGTTGGCTGGCATCGTGATTAAGAACGTGGTGGTCGATGTCTTGTCAGAACCAAAGTCCAGCACGGCCACCGACTTGTTACCCTGAGTTGAGTTGTAGATCAAAGCACACCGGGCCGTCAGGGCCGCTGTCCACGATACATTGGCAAAGCCCACATAGGCTGTGTAGCCAGATGTACTGACGGTGATCCCGGTCATGGTTGCACCGCCAGCCACATAAGTGCCTGTAGCCACCACTTCATTCGTTGCTGAATACACCGTTGTATCCTCATTCAAATTTGCATTTGCCGTATACAGGGCGATCTTGATCACATCCGTGGTCAAGTCATGGATGCCCTGATAAAGCTCCGCTTTGAAGCTGGTGGTTTGGGTTTGAACAATGCTCATTGAACTGCCGTTCTCACTTGCCCGTCACGATAAGCATCCATACGTTGTTTGCCATCACCCAAATTTTTAAGCAGAGCAATAGACTGCATATACATACCTTGATACAAGGTAACCAGATCTGGCTCACCTTTCATGTATCGAATTGCCTCTACCATAGTCCCATTGAGCAAAGCAGAATCAAAGTGTTCGCCTAACCAAGTTTCGCCGTTTGCATTGGAAACAGTAGCCACGGGTACGGAGAATCCTGACCCAGTAGTTCCAAGTGTTCCCGTCAGCGAATCACCAACTGCGTAGTAGCACCCTGAATTGACAATGGTTACCGACACCACTGCGCCACCTGTGACTTGGATATTAGCCGTAGCCGTTGAACCTGAAAACGAACCCGTAAGCGCCACATTTAAATACAGTTGGTTAGCATACCCAGACCCAGGAACAATCGTGCCCAAGCCAGTAATAGCCCGTTGAACAATTGACTCTGGGTAATAGTAGTAATGGAGTTCAGCGCTGTATGTGCTATCTGGTGTTGGCCCAACAATGAACGTCAATTCATTTTCATTTGTAGATTGAGGGCCAAAAATGGCGTAATGCTTTGGCTCGGCTGCATAGGCAGACAAGGGGTAGGCTTCACGAATAAAGTTAACGTCCTTGTTCAGCAGGTACAGGTAGTCGCCTTGGAACACAACCGTGCCCGACACCGTTCCGCTGTTTGCCGCAGACAAAGTAAGCGTTGTTCCAGAAATAGCCCGAACAACCGCATTTGCCCCAATATTAGAACCCGTAACCTGCTGCCCCAGGGCGATGCCAGTGGCTGAAGCAACAACAATAGTCGTTGCCCCAGATGTACCTGTTGCGGTTGTACTATTGGACGGAAACACGGCAAGGCTATACACAGACAAAAAATCTTCAGGGCATGACAAATACTTATTTCCAGACGTAAGCGTCCCCGTCACATTTTTGCGAAGGTTTGAAATCTGAACAGTGTTGTAGATGCGCTGTTCAACCTGCTTAATCATAGTGTTCATGTCTACCGTGGGAAACGTGTTCTCACAGTAGTCAGAAACAGCAACGATAAGTTCGTTGTAAGTCATGCCATCGGGCCTCTTGCCATCACGCCTTTGGTGGCTGCGCCAGTACCACGGATTTTGATGCCGTCAGTCTTGGGTGCAGAGTAACCATTGCGGTTGATATTGCCAACAGACATATTCACATTTGCGGCTGCACTACCATTCGGTTCTTTGCCAGGGTTTGTCTGCATGGGAGCAGCTTTACCCTTCATAGTATGAGGAACAGCATACGTTGCCGCATCGCCAACTTCCTTGCCCATAACCTTGTTGCTAAATTTAGCCATTATTTGCTCCCAGATTTCTGGTTCATTGCGCGGGAAAGATTCTTCCCATACATCTTGCGATCCATGCTGGTAGGGCCACCGGCTTTCATGCCTTTGGTGTGCATACGGGATTCATGCCCTTTAACCACTTTTTTGGCTTCTGTGTCGGCAATTGCCTTGACTTGCTTCTTGTCCATATCTGCTCCTAAGTTGTGCTAACCGTTACTGTACCAACACTTGCCGTTGCCACCAAGTAGTTTGGCGTCAGTGCTACATCAAAAAAGCTAGATCCACCTACCGGCCTCCAGCCCCACTGTATATCCCTGGATCCTCCAGTTGGGTATCCACCAAATCCTGTATTGTCAATCTGCAAGCCATTCGGCCCTGCCGTGACATACGTTGTGTCCCGCCTGGGCGCTCTCAGAGCCTGCGGATCCTCCACTGGATACATACCCAGCAACAATTGAGGATGATCAGGATCCCAGCATTCAGGACAAACCTTGATCTCATACCGCTTGGTCTTTACAACCTCAGTCTTGAGCTTCTTTAGTTTGAACTGCTGCCCGCATCGGTCACACTCAGCAATTGCAAACTTGCCTGATGAGTATGTATTACCCATTAGGGCGTACTCCCACCTATGAACATCTGTCTAGGCACAAACCGGATTGGCGCTTTCTCGTGATCTTCACCAGCCGCCAACGTGAATTGCTCGTCATATGCCATCTTCAGCATATCCATTCGGCCCTGTAATTCAGGCACCTTCATGGCAATGTAGTAGGCCAAACCAGATACTACACAGGGCAAGAAACGGAAATTCATGTCTGCAACCTGGATACCAGACCCGGCATCTTGGATCCTGCGCATACGGTAATACACAAACTCATACGATGTAGAGTTATCTGGCGTAGGCCACACTGTTACCGCAGGCAGCTGAGCCACAAACACCGCCGTAGCAGTAATGTGCGTGGCTGCCGTGGTGTTAGCCTGACCACGAAAGCATGAACCTATGTCGTTTCCAGAGATGTAGCCGTAGTAAATGATTTCGTTGTCCAGCTTGATGAACCCAGATGACGCCAATCCAACCGTAGAAGTCAGCGTTATCGTGGTTGCCGTGGTGGTAACGCTTCCACTTGTCAGCAGTGTGGTGGGATTTGTCTCGCCCGACAAACGCTGAATCCAGACCTGGATTGGCCTAGCTTCTTGTAATTTGTTGGGAATAGTTGCATAAGTAGAAACACTAATGCGGGAAATAGTCAGGTCTGCCTGTGTTGAAGAGCTATTTGCACCCGTGCGAATTACATGATCCAGCAGATCAATGGTGTCCGATGGCAGCGCATAGGTGTTCAATCCTGGTGTTAGGGGAAATGAGCCAGCCTCAATAGTCCACATATTTAGACCACGATTTGCCCACTCAATAGTCATCAAATTCATTGACCGGCGGGCTGTTCGCAAGTCATAGCCACTACGCATTTCACGCCCAGCACGTTCCCACGCCTCCTCGGCAATCTCCGTGAACTCCATGTTGAACGCTGAAGTGCCTTC